AAGAAAAAATATACACAAGTAGTTATCACTAAAGAAATAAAAGAAAAGATAGATGAGCTGTGTAAAATATCTTTTAGGTCAGCTTCAGGTGAAATAGCTTATCAAATAACTAAAGCTTTAGATAAGTCTAAAGAATTACCTTACGATTAAGTACCCCTCTAAGAATGGAACAAAATGAAAGCACATTTCTACACCATGCACCATGTCCGTCGTGTGGCTCTAAGGATAACTTAGCCGTATACACTGATGGACACAGCTACTGTTTTGGTTGTGGATATCATACAAATGGAGAGTCAATGACTACACCAACCACCACTACAAAAGACACCGCTGACTTTGTCAGTGGAACTGTTACCTCTCTTGCCAAACGCAAACTAGATGTCGATACGTTACAGAAGTTTGATTATCAAATAGGCACAGCTCATAAAAGACCTGTGCAGATAGCCAACTACTATAACAAAGACCATGAACTAGTAGCACAGAAGCTACGCTACCCTGATAAAAGTTTCCAGTGGATAGGCGAAGTTAAAGACGCTCAGTTATTTGGTCAACACCTATGGCGTGATAAGGGAAGAATGGTTATCGTTACTGAAGGTGAGATTGACGCTCTTTCTGTCTCGAAAGTAAATCAAAATAAATATCCTGTAGTATCAGTAAAGACTGGAGCTAAGGGGGCTAAGAAAGACTTACTTAAAGAGTTAGAATGGCTTGAGGGTTTCGACTCTGTCGTTCTAATGTTTGATAATGATACAGCTGGTAAAGAGGCTGCCACTGAATGTGCAAAAATCTTCTCACCAAACAAGGCAAAGATATGTTCATTGCCTTTGAAGGACGCAAACGAAATGCTGTGTGCTGGTAAAGGACAACAGTTAATTGATTGTGTTTGGTCAGCTAAGGCTTACCAGCCTGATGGCATTGTAGCTGGTGCTGACCTTTGGGATGATATACAAAAAGAAGATAGCTATGTTACAGTCCAGTATCCATTTGAATGTCTTAACACTAAGACACATGGACTACGCAAGGGAGAACTAGTTACTGTCACTGCTGGTAGTGGTGTAGGTAAGTCTAGTTTCTGTAGACATGTAGCCTTACATTTACTGAAAAATAATTTCAGCGTTGGTTACATAGCACTAGAGGAATCTATCAAGCGTAGTGCATTGGGTATCATGGGAATAGAAATGGGTAAGCCATTACACTTAGACCGCAAAGGTGTCGACGATAAGAAACTTAAAGAAGTATTCGACAGCACTGTGGGTAGTGGTAAGTTTTATTTGTACAATCACTTTGGCTCAACAGCCAGTGACAATTTAATATCTAAGATAAGATACTTAGCTAAAGGTTGCGGCGTTGACTTCGTAATACTTGACCACTTACACATGGCACTGTCAGCTGTTGGTGATGAGACTACAAGTGACGAACGTAAACTTATAGATTATACAGTATCAAAGCTTAGGACTCTAGTAGAAGAGACAGGCATTGGATTAATACTGGTGTCCCACCTTAAGAGACCTGAAGGAAACAAAGGTTATGAGGATGGGGTTGCAGTATCTATGAATAGTTTACGTGGAAGTGCGTCAATCGGTCAGTTATCTGATATGATAATAAGTATGTCTAGAGACTTACAGTCAGACAAGAACTTGGCTCAGGTTAACGTGTTGAAAAATAGGTTTAGTGGAGAGACTGGCAAAGCTTGTACACTCTACTATGATTTAGAAACAGGATGTTTACGGGAGACAGATGGAGATGCACAGGACGACTTCTAACGTGGAATACAAAACAGTACAATGGACACAGGTAATTATGAAAGCTTTAGCTGAGACTGAAGAGACTAATCATATTATCCAAATTCCAGTAGGCACTGATACCGCAGAACAATTATTAAACAATGCACTAGATATGTTAGTAGAAGAAGGTGACACAAGAGCGTTGCAAGTAGAGGTGGTGAAACATCCAGTGCACTAATGGAAAAGAAAAGATACTTACCTAAACTAGACCTTATCAAGCATGACTTCGTTATGGTCTATTGGGTTGATATAGAATCTGATAGTAACTGGCGTGACATTGATGACCTCATTACTGATGAGCTACCTATATGTATTTCTAGTGGGTGGTTAATTAAAAAAGATAACAAGGTGACTAGGCTCGCTAGTGACTTCAACATAGATAGTGATGGTAAGATAAAAGATATCGGGAACACCACTATCATTCCGACTTGCGTAATACAAAAAATAATTAAAATAAAATTATGAAGAAAAATGACAAGGGGCACTGGGCTGAGCTGTTCGGCAAGGCATGGTTAATCGAGCAAGGTTACTGGGTATTCACTAACGTTGCACCGCAAGGTGTAATTGATTGTGTTGCCATTAATCAGAAGACACATGAATGTATCTACATTGATTTCAAATGTGCGTCTTACAATCCAAAGGGATGGATTACTTCACGTATTACTAATGCACTAGGTAATAAGCTTGGGGTAAAAATAGTTTACGTCTGTCCTAAAACTAAAAAGGTTTGGTTCAAGCGTGACCTAAAAGAATATAGAAAACAGTTAAGCAAAGGAGAACATTTTAAATGAAGAGGAGATACGTGTTTGACATTGAGTCTGATGGACTAATGGATGAAGCAACTAAGATACATTGTATTATCTTGTATGATATAGACAAAGATGAAATAATACATGTTGATAACTGGGACGCTATAAAGTTAATGAGTCGTGCTAAGTTATTAATTGGACACAACATAGTTAAGTTTGATTTACCTATGTTAAAAAAGTTTTATGACTTTGAACCTAAAGGAGAAATCTTTGACACTATTATCGCTACACGTTTATTATTCCCTGACATTAGAGACGCAGACTTTAAGCGTGGTAATGACTTTCCCACTAAGCTTATAGGTAGACACAGTCTTGAGTCATGGGGGCACCGCATTGGTGAGTATAAAGCACACATAGAAACAGACTGGAAAACATTTACCCCTGAAATGTTAGAGTACTGTAAGCAAGACGTACATGTTAACGTTGGTTTGTATCGAGCAATAGAAAAGAAAGGTTACTCTAAACAAGCTATGGAACTAGAGCATGACGTAGCTAAACTTATATTCAAACAAGAACAATATGGCTTTATGTTTGATGAAGACAAAGCCAAAGAACTCTATGGTAAACTAGAAGCTAGACGCTTAGAGATAGAAGAGGAACTACAAGAACTGTTCCCACCTATAATTAAAGAGACAACATTCATACCTAAAGTTAACAACAAGACTAGAGGGTATGTTAAAGGTCAACCATTTATTAAGAAGCATGAAGAAACATTTAATCCATCCAGTAGACAACACGTATCACAAAGACTGATAGATAAGTATGACTGGAAACCTGATGAGTATACAACTGATGGTAAGCCTAAGGTTGATGACTCAGTACTAAACAGTTTAGATTATCCTGAGGCAAAACTCCTCGCTGAACATTTCCTTTTAGATAAAAGGATTGGACAGTTAGCCACAGGTAATCAGGCATGGTTGAAGCTTGTTAAAGCTGGCAGACTTCACGGCACTTGCAACACCAACTCGACAGTGACTGCAAGAGCCAGCCATGCCTACCCTAATTTAGCACAAGTACCTAGTGCTCACGCACCTTACGGTAAAGAGTGTAGAGAATTATTTACTACACCATTCAATCGTAAGCTAGTGGGTATAGATGTATCAGCATTGGAAGTCAGAATGTTAGCACACTACATGGCTAAGTTTGACAACGGTGCATACACTAAGGTGGTACTTGATGGTGACATACATACAGAGACACAGAAGCTAGCTGGTCTAGATTCAAGAGACTTAGCTAAACGTTTCTATTATTGTTTCTTGTATGGTGGTGGCGTGAACAAGATAGCTGATGTTACTGGTAAGACAGTAAAGGAAGCAAAGCAAGTCAAGCAAAGATTCTTAAACAACTTACCAGCCTTGAGTAAACTTATAGAAGCTGTACAAAAAGCGGCAGCCAAAGGTTACATCAAAGGACTAGATGGTAGGAACGTTAAGGTACGCTCAGCACATTCAGCATTGAATACATTACTACAATCAGGTGGTGCATTGGTATGCAAACGCTGGCTGGTTGAGTTTAATAAAAGAGTACAAGGTTACATGAATGTTAACCAAGTAGTGTGGGTACATGATGAGATACAAGTAGAGTGTGGCTCAGACTGGGCTGACATTATTGGTGAGAAAGCTGTTGAAGCTATCGAAGAAACAGGCAAGTACTTTGATTTAAGAATACCACTGACTGGTGAATATAAAGTCGGTAATAACTGGAGCGAAACACATTGACAGATAGACAACCACAAGTACCTAAGGGTACTAAGAGAGAGATACTTATTGATGGTGACATTCTTATTTATCAGACCGCTCTTCAAAATGAAGAAGCAGTTAACTGGGGTGATGGACTATGGACATTACATTCATATGAAGACAAGTGCTGTGGTCTAGTAGATGAAGCTATCAAGAAACTTAAAGAAGACTTACAAGCAGACAGAGTTAAGATATGTTTAACATCCCCTACTAATTTTAGAAAGGATGTACTACCTACATATAAAGACAATCGTAAAGCTAAACGTAAACCACTGATACTTCCAGTGTTGCGTAAATATATTATGGAACATCACAAAGGTATTATGTGGGACAACATAGAAGCTGATGATGTCTTAGGTATCTTAGCTACCACACCTGACCCACACTTTGATGTAGATAAAGTTATTGTATCTATTGATAAAGACTTAAAACAAATACCAGTGGG